CATTGTGTCAGTTTCAAAGTCACCTTCCATGGTTTTCTCCAAACGACGACGCATCAGAAGCTTAAAGCCTTCTGGAGCATCGGTCTGAACCCACCATGCTGTAGATGAAGTTAAACGAGATAACACAGCAGCGCCTTCATCCAATAAGCCAATAGACTTAACTGGGTTGATGTCGTTGTTTGCATTACCTGTACGCAATACAGATTTCAACAATACTTCAGCTTGGAAAATGTTGCCCGGAGCCACGATCAATTGACGTGGAACCAAACGAATTTTCTTACCATTGTTGTCTACTGCTTGACGGATTTGAATCAACATCTGTTCGAGAGATGTTTGGCTCAATACCGCTGCTGTAGCTAACTGGTTGCTAAATGTACCGTTTACGATTGGGTGAGCTGTGTTAATTAAAGAAACACCATCACCGCCCGGATAAGCAGAGTTAAAAGCTGTGTTTAGTACGTTAGCAGCTAACAATTCTTTAGTTTCAACCAAAGATTGCGCCAAATGACGTGCATAAACTTGACCGATACGAATATGGTCGCCATCTTCTACAAGCACTTTGGTCAAGGCAAATGCCAAGCCATATACCTTGTACAGGTAACGCTTGAGGAAGAGTACGCCACCTTGCTGATAAGTAACTGGAGTACCATCAGGCAATTGTGGAGCAGCGCCAAATCCATAAAGGACAGGCTCTTCGTGGTAGTTACGTGGAATGCCGTCTTCTTCACGGAACACACGGCTCCATTCGTCGGCACGTTGATCATAGACACCGTCAAAACATTCGTTGAGAATTGGCTCAACGATTGAGCGGAAATCCGTACTTCGCATTGGTGCAGCCATTTTTTAGCTCCTAATGTTAAGCGATAGCGTTAAAGCTACCAAAGAATTGAGAAGCAGAATTCACAACACGAACAACTGTGTATGCATCCCCCCAAGCGTTGTCTACGTTTTGTCCTAAATCAACAACACGCATTTGACCGTTAGAACCATTACCAACTGCTGTGCTTGCACCTAATGTAGCTTGTGACAAACCAGTTGTTGTGGAACCAGCAGTAATATTGCTGAAGTTGTATTCGTTGCCAATTGTAGTTTGCGCCATAGAACCATCAGCTTGAATTTCATAAACGATGTTTGAATCATTGTAGAAATAAGCTGTGCAAGAGCCTGCTGTGTAAGCAGTATTTGCTGGCCAATAGTTAGAAACACGAGCACGACCAGTAGTATCAGTCCATTGCACACCAGCAAATGCACCTGACCACGCACCAGAGGTGGTAGCAGGAATAATGGTGCCAATAGTACCGCCATTAGCAGTAGTACCATACTGAACTGGTTGACCCTTCAAAATATTTGAAGCATAACCAGATACGATGCCGTTAGCCAACGCCTGAGCACGATCCAAACCAGAGGGATGGAACGCAGGACGCAAGCCAAACGGAGCTGAAATAGCTGACATATTTTTCTCCTAAAAAGTTAGCCTGAAAATACAGGCAATTGGTTTGGTTGCTGTTCAATAGAGCCAAAACCTTCGCCTTCAACACCCATTAATGAACGACCGCTACTATCTCTTCCTTGGAGGCTTTCCAATTGGACCTTGATCTTTTCTGCTTCTTCACGAGGTTTATCGTGATGCATATGGGTCATGACCTCTTGGTAAATATCCATTGGTAATTTGAAAAGTAACATTTCGTTGCAAGAAATATACCCAACATGTTCACCTGCCTTCACTCGATAATTATCAAAGTCAGGCAACTCTTCAGATTTAACTGGAACGTAGCCTAAACGAATCCTTTTATCGATTGAATCATAACTGTTGGTTGTTGATAGCCAGCAAAGGTGCCATCCGTCCATAGACGGTAGTTTTGGCAATGCTGATTGCGTCCATTCCTCGCTCCACATTTTTTTACGTTCCTGCGTCGAAATGAACTTGTCTTCTGGTGCTAAATGGCTTGCTTCCCCGTTCGAGCGGTCTTGGCGACCATTAGCATTCAAAGATTTTTTTAAACGTGATTCCATAATTTATTCCCCTTAGATTAGTTGCGGTTTTGTCTGTCAAATGCGATGAAGTTTGCAATCATCTTCGCTTTTCGCTCTGGGTTGTCCCAAGCACCTGCCTCTTTCATAGCTCTCACTCTTTCGGGTGAAAGTACAAACTGGGAGCGATTAGAGCCCCCATAAGCGGATGATGCTTCTCTACCTGAACTTGCCACAACATTCCTTGGTCTTCTGACATTACGGGAATCGTCGTCATTATCGCTATTATATCTATGAGGTAATTCTTTTTGCAAACGGCTATCTAACTCATCCCAATAATCAGGATCAGAGGGATCCCAACCTTGAGCTGCCATTAGTTCATCCATTTTTTTAGCCACTTTAGAATCAGGATCTCCAAGCTGTGGATCGTACCAATTGTTACGTTTAATCCATTCACTAGCTTTACGCTGTACTTGAGGATCAGGCGCTCTATTTTGGTTAATGGGTTGTCTTAATTCTTTATCTGCTTGTTTACGCATTTGGCTCAATTGTTTTACTTCATCTTGAGCAGCGTTCCATAAAGTTTGAGCTTCTACTAAAGCTTGACCGTCACCATTGTTAGTGGCTTCAATCATCTTCATTTTGGCGTATTCAACCCTTACATTAGCGTCATCCAAGCTTTTATCAATGCGTACTAGACCTTCTGCCTTGGTATTTCGCTCCAATTGACTTAGACGTTGCTTAAATTCTTCGTTTTCACGTTGAAGTTGTTGCAAACGAATGTCTTTTTCCTGATTTGTCTTGCGAATTAGATCTTTTTTGGCACGACGACGGTTGCGTTTAGCGTTTCTTAGCTCTTCATCGTCATCTTCGTGGTCTTCATCAGCAGAATCTACTGGTTCTTGAGCCTCTTGTGCACGTTCAAAACCATTTTGCTCTTCTGAAGCTTCTGGTTCAAGCAATTTTGCATCTAATTCCACTACAGCAGAGCCATCATCTGACTCTACTGCGTCTAATTTCACTTCATTTTCAATATTTTCAGACATTTTTTACCCTTTAAACGTAAGTTTTAAATGACAGCGGATCATCAGTGATTGCTGAAATTAACTCATGGTCATTGATAGTCATAAAAAGAACTGGTTCTTCATGCTCATCAGCATTTGGCACCACTCTTTCCCAACGATCACCACCCCATCTTGGAACCCGAACATAGTCACCAATCTCAGCCCAAGCTCCTTCAGCCCAAGGTTGCATAGTGTCTCTGTTTTTGAATGCCAATGGACCTATAGCCACGACCTTACCGATCATGTTGTTCCATTTTTCATTCTCTTTGGTTTCATCTACGATGATGATTCGTCCTGCGGTCTTTTTAATGCGACGCAGTTGTACGATTACACGACCCCCAAATGGACGTTGTCCGGGGTTTATTTCTGGGAATGCCCAAGCCAACTCAGTTGGATCAGGTGCGCCCTCTTTCCCTTCAATAGTAGGGATAACTTCTTTATTGCTCATTTTATCCTTCCACACCATATTTCAGGTGCATTAGCGCACTTTTCAGTGCATGGTTAATTGTCTTGCTTCTCTTCTTCCAACATGTCATTGATCATCTGTAAGGTTGCTTGCAACCCTTGATGTTCTCCGACCAACCGCTGATACGATTCCCAATTAATAGGTGACCCTAATGCTAGTGCCACCTGTAATTCGGATTGTCGTATTTTAATACGATGAATCAACTGTTCAATCATTTATTCTTTTTACCAATGTGAGAAAGACCGCCTGATTTATGTTTTGATTCACTACTACTACCTTTAGATTGCAAAGATGTACCATCAATCTTTTCACCCATTGCTAGACGCTTATGCTGTCTAACGTCAATTCCTTTTTGTTCTTTATCAGATGTTGCCATTTGGAGCTCCTTGTTGAGTATTTTCTAGGGGTGTTGCCACAGGTTGTGCCTGTGTTTGAGCTTGAGCAATATTTTGAATAGTCTCATGCGTCAATTCTGCGTTTTTAATAGAAATCTTAGTTTGATTATCTAGCACAGCTTTTTGCATGTCATGAGCCAACTTAGCCTGAGACTCTTGTGCATCTTGTGCGTCTTTCTGAGCTTTACGTTGTGTTTCTGCCATGCTTGTCTCTTTAACCACTTGTGCATCTGGTGGCAATGGAGCAGGAGCTTTTTTGGCTTGAGCCATTTGAATTAGCTTACTAAATGCTGGGGCAAATTGTTGGAAGACTTGCGTTGAATCCATCATGACATGAGCCCCAATCGTGGTGTAAACCTTATCGATTGTAGGTGTGTAATTAGGATCTTCGTAATCATCAATGGGACGACCTGTAGCGTCCTCTACATAGCCATTTGAGCGATTTACATACCATAAGGTCATGTGTTGCTTAATATGCTCTATAAGGTTGTTTAAATAGCTTGGATCGGCAAATGGAGATTGTCCAAAGAATGGATTCATTGCAAACTGTAAATGATCCTGAATATGAGCAATATGATCTTGCTGAACATAGGCATAAGCAGGCTGTCCAATAAGAAGGGCAGCGTTTTCATCAGCAGAAGTACGTTGCTCAGGAGATGGAGTGTCTTTCAATAGCTCATTGATATTAGGCACTTTCATCTGTTTGAGCAATCTAGCTTCTACAGCTTGGGCGTTATATAGCTGTGGATGGGTATCTGAACGAGCCACAATAGCTTGGATTTGTGCCATGCGTTGTGTTTCAGAGAAGATATGCGGATCAGATACAGGCTCTACATCAGTATTCTTTGCAAAGTCTTCTCTAGTAATTTCCATGTCTGTAACAATGTCAGACTTTTGCATGTCATCAAAATACCAACGATTTAGACGGCAAAGGATCTTTAATACTCTAGATTGTGAAGCATGAAGACGTGCATGAATTGATGAATAAACTTGCGATCCTTGTTCAATCAATGCTTGGGTAGTACCTACTGGCATTTGGCTGTTGGCATCAGCAATCTTTTCTTCTGCTGAAGTTACTACGCCTTTTGTAGCTGTATCCAAGAAGCCAAGTAATTCCATCAATACTGGGCTAGGTGGATTAAATGGCATTGGCATAGCGATCTGACGAATGTCAGAAACTCCGGGTGCCCCTTCAATTTCAACGATTTGTGTTACATCTACTTGCTGAGATTGTCCACTGATTTTTGCTCCTTTAAGCTTGAGCATGGTGGCAGCGTTGTTAATGTGGGCGGAGTCGAGGAGAGCTCTAAGTGAACCAGTAAGAGCACCAGAAAGCCCACCGATAAGATGAGGTAAGCCAATAGCATAAGCTCCACGCCAAGGGATAAATTTAAATTCAACAACCCAATCAAGCTTAGTTCTGGTTTCATCGCTTTCTTCCCAGTTTCTGTACAGTCCAATTACTTCGTTATCCAATACATCAATCATAAGAATGTACGGGGCTTTTTTGCCTTTTGTTTCTTTGTCGTCTTCAAGTTCTAACCAAGTGTAGATGTGATAAACCTCACGAATACCATCTTTGTTATCTTGGAATGTTTTGCCTTCAACCTTATTATTGGCTTTGGCGACCTTGCCTTCTTCAATTGCTTGTGATGCTTTGATGTAATCAATATTGCGATACATTCCTGAAGAAATACGACGATCAAATTCAGATTGAGTAATCTCATGAACTTCTGCAGCTCTTTGCGCTGTATAGAAGTTGGTAGCAGCGAATGGGAGGATGACTCGATCAATAGGCAAGAATTCTACGCATGGACGACGCTTTTCCTCGTCATACCATAGCTTCATATATTGGGAGCCACCCAGTGGAAGCTGAGTCAATAGTTGCTCTTGCTCATCCCTAAACTCTTCAATTTGTTCAGTAATTTGCCAGTTTAGGAAGTCAACCTTACGCTCTGCAATAGCTTCTTTAAGATCATCTACCTTACCAATAATCTTGGATTTGACAGGACCATCTGGTGGATACATCTCTTTAATGGCACGAGAAGCAAAGTCTACGCATCCTTCTGCCATAGCAGGGTGAACCACCTTAGAAGCGCCCATAAAGGTTGCGCCACCGGGTGCGTCATTACCCATGCCAGTACGCTTAATGCCTTCTTCGTACTGCTTGTCTCGTAATTCACGAGCTTGCTTATCGCTCTCTAGTAAGTCTGTATATTCAAATGCTAAATCAGACAATATGCCAGAATCAATAGAATCAGCTAGGTTGTCGTAGAAATCAGGATTAAATTCAGGACCATCGTCTATTTCGACAATAGCAGAACCATCAGGCAATTCATCCACGCCCATTTCAGGCATGTCAACGACAGCAGAGCCGTCTTCTTGTTCGTCAATATTGATGTCATCAACCATTTGTTAACCTTTTTTGGACCATTTCACTAGGCAAATCATGAATGCTTTCTAAGCCATAAGTCTGTGCATTATGCATTTGACCCATAAAGTTTTGCTCAGGAAATGCTTTGTAATCTTCTGTCATGGGAACTTCACCTACTGAACCGCCAATAGCTTTCTTTACAATTTTAACTGGTTGTGGTGGTACATATTCTTTGCCCATGCTCATTTCCTGTAAATGTGGTGGATCAATCTCATATTCGCCATTATTTTTTCTAGCATGTTCAAGATGCTCATCATTTACATGGTGAGTAAATGATGAATGATGCAAATGATTGCTAGTAGAAGTAGTAGGCGTTGTCATTAGTATTGCACCTGCTACTTTACCATTTTTTGTTTTGAATCTATTTTTTGGCAAGAATTCATCATCTTTAAAACGAGAATCCGTAGGAATCATATGTGGAGTTCCATCAGGATTGTGACCAACTTGCACAAATCGTGGATGCAAAATATGTTGCTTTTGATAGTCGTAACGTCTGTCATTGATCATCATATGACCATAGTGAGCCTTATCAGGAGTAGTCAGATTTCCTTTAGAGTCATAGTGACTTTGATTTCCTTCGTCTCTTTCCATATGACTAAGCTCGTCTTTATGGCGTGGTGCTGACCAGTATTTGGCATACTTGATAGCTTTTTGCATTTCTTTATCAAAGTCTGACCCACGTTTAATGTCAGTAACCATATAGGAGTTCTTTGGAGGAGTCTTATTTCCTTGCTCGTTCCTAAAGTCACCTTTATTGTCAGATGCCATGATTGTGTTGCGTACCCTTGCTTTATCACGTCCAATGTTCTCATTAATGCTATGTCCATGCTTTGTTTTAGGACCAACATTAGAATGGGTTACATAGTAGCCATTCTCAGGATCATGCAGTTCATTGGTTTTGCCATAAGAGTTAGCAATAATGTCAGGCTTACCTTCTTTACGACGTTGCTCGTTAAGATGGCGCAATACATGGCGTGACGATACGTCTGTCTCATCTACTACGTTAGGACGGAACAAAGTTACTAGGTTTTTCTTGTCTGCACTATTGGATGCTTCTCTTAATGATCCTGCATGGGCGAGGATCCAATCCATAGTCATCTTGGGATCATGCTTTGATTGTTCATGGGTGGCTCGACGAACCGCTGCGTTCACATACTGTGATTCTGCATTAGGGGCAAAACAAGTGCCCTTGCTAGTATCCACAATACCATTCTTATCTACGCCACCACCACAGCCAACGGTTTGACCGGGGCATGTATTAATCACATGGTGTTTTTGATGTTCACCATGACCAGAGGTATAGAGGGAATGCCCTGCTACACCTTTAGATGCATAGCCTACATATCCACGCCCTTGTGGATCACGTTCATGTCTTACTGTATCAAGCTTTTCGCTTTCATCCAAAGTATTGGCTGTTGAGCCTAAATGTTGTGCTTTTCTTAGTCTAGCAATAGCTTCTTTTTCATGTGCTATTTGTTCTTCAATAGGCTTTTGAAAGTGATTAGACAAGTGCTCTTTATGGATCTTTCCTATTTGACCAATAGTCAATGGATCACGATTTTCTGCACCGTATATTTCGGCACGAGCCTTGTTGATGTGTTTCATACCTTGGGCTTTTTTACCGCCTTCCCACATATGTCTTGGTACGCTAATACCTTTTACACCACCATGACCATGACCATTAAAGACTATGCGCTTTTCTTCTCCAGCAGATCCACCTTTAGCTAATAAGGCTAAACGCATTGCTCCACCGCTTGCCATTTGTGGTGGCTGGGCTGGTGGTTGCATAGCACCCATTTGTTGACCTTGTTGGGTAAGACTTAGCATATTACCCATAGGAGGTGTAGGACCTGATGGCGCAGTTTGTCCTTGCTGTTGATCTTGCTGTTGAGGTTGTTGAGGTTGAAATCCACCTTGTGGCATTAACTGTTGCCCAGCTTCTTGATTGTTCATGTCTATTCCACCAATAGGTAAACCGCCATGGGTTTGTACGCCACCTATATCAGGAATACCTTGAGAATGAGGGTTTGGATTCATAAAGACTTTAGGACTCATATCCAAAGATTCATTGATTCCAACATTGCTCATAAGGTTAGGATTTGATTGTTTGCCTAATTGTGCCTTCATTTGTGCTATTGATGGTGTATTCATAGGTTTTCCCTGTACGTCTCCGCCCTCTGCATAGAAGTCGGGTAATTGAATCGGTGGGCGTTTGTGGCGAATAATTTGGCTTTTTCCATACTCTTCTTCATCTTCGGGTCTAACCATATTGTTGGTCATTGCCATTTCTTTTTTTAATGCGTCTAGATATTCGTCACGCTCCCGACGAGGAAAGCCTTCACGCAACTCAGCCCTTGGCTCTAGAGTAACTAATGACTTGTCTACGCCTTTGTGGAATAGGGCACGATTACGGTGACGACCTTCATGCCCAGTAATGTGGGGAACGATAGGCAATCCTTGTTCTTGCTTGTCCAGTTGCAAAAATGGAACTTGAGCAAAGCCGCCTTTGATCTTAGCCAAGTGCTTAATGTACTGGTCATAGGTCATTGGCCTATTGGACTTCATCTTTGAGATCTTGGCATTGTACTTGTCGAATAGGTCAGCACGCTGATAGTCATTCAATTCCTGCCATTGCTGATCAGTCAATCCTGAGTCCATGAATGCCTGACGCATCGTAGGCCTTACTGCTTTGTCACTGTGATATGCCTTGTTTACTGCCAAGTTCATAGGTAATGGCATTGCATAACGCTCAAAATCTTTTGGATGGATGGTAGCCACAACTCTAGTGTTGTCACCACTAAACGCACTCTTTAGGGCATTAGGATGATACATCTTCTCAAGGTTGGGTATCTCATCTGTCGCACGCTCTAAACGTCTAGCCCCATGAGTGCCTTCACGCTGGAGGATGTAGTTACGCATGTCTTGTAAGCTTACGTCACCGCCTTTGGCAAATTTTTTACTAGGATCAAAGATACGATCTTTCATGCGTCCTTCATAGGTCCATGACTTAGGCACCCATGATGGAGCGTTTTCGATTACTCCACCTTCAGCCATCTTTTGATATCCCTTGATCTTTAGCCATTCTTCATAGGTGGGCTGATTAGGAGTATGAACTTTGCTGTAATGATCCCGATATTCCTTGCTCAATGCTTCGTTATGATCAGCTTTTTGTTTGAACGCTTCGATTTGAGCTCTGATGTGCGGAGGTAGCTTATCGGTCATAGTATGATCCAATGATTGTTGATATCGACATTATGCTATGGGTGGGCAATTTGGGCAACGCCCATCACCTTGGCAGACACCAAGACTTTCACAGCTTCTCTTGGGATTTACGCCATTTGATCCATTCCCTGAGCTGTTGCACAGCAAGTTGCTCCCATACTTCGTTTCTTTCTCTGACGGATATTTCAAATTTATTGTTTGAGATTGTTGTTGTAACACCATCAAGGTGAATAATTCTTTTATAAGTCGAATCGCTTTTCTCGATGTACATGAGGTCTTCATCAGACATTTATTCTCCTAGTTTGTAGTGGCACTACAAAAGTTATTGGGCATAAGGGTTTAATTTCTGCTTGTGATTATATATCTCTGCATCAGTGATGTCTTCAATATCAATCTCTTCACGAGGTGGCGCATCAATGCTAATCCATCCTGCATCACGCAGATAGCGCAATCCTTGACTGATACAGTCAACGAACTCATCATGCTCTGTGCCTTCAGGGAATGAGCAGATCTGACTGATCATGCCTTCTGCCCAGTCTTTTACATATCCTTTGCGATTGGATGACTCAGGCACCCATACACGCCCAGCTTTGATGATGTTTGCCACAATGGATAGGCGCTGTACTTTGTCAGCTCTACCGGGGTTATAAGCATGAACTGGCAGATGGGCACGCTGTAAGTCTTGGATTAGGGATATTCCGGCTGATTTATCTTCCACCAATACAAGATCTACTAGCTTACGATCACGTCCTTCACCGTAGACGACTTCATACTCATCTAGGACTTTGGGTCGCAAATCAGGGTACTGGAGATGCTCTTGCCAACAATCTAGGATCATGACGCTCATTCCACCGTCTAATGGCTTAAATACACCCATGGTGATCGAGCCAGTAGGATCGTTGTAGGTCTTATCGCTAGTGGCACAGTCATAAGACTGGATGATGTATTCAAGCTTGGGAAATGCTTTACCGTTTGGCCATAGTCTGAACCAGTCACGCTTAACGATACCCCCCTCTTCAGGGTCGATGATCTCTGCGTGGATCTCTTGGCGCCCAAGGTTCGTACCTTCGTATTGAAGGATCTGTTTCTGAAAGGATGGGGCGAGGTTGGCGATATTGACGTAGGTCGATGCCTTGGTCACTGTCACGTCATCACCTTCTCGGTGGAGCAGATCCATAATCAATGGCTTAGGCTTTGGAGTGGTGGAGCATAGTATCTTGGTGCCACGCTTACCTATGAGACGTACTGAGAACTGGATCATGTCCCATGTTTCTTGGAGGTAGTCCCATGCTGCCAACTCATCTAGCCATGCCCCATGATACTGACCACCACGATGACGCTCAGGTTCGGAAGCAGGCACGCCAGTAATCATGGAGCCATTCCATAGCTTGAGCTGATGTAAGGATTTGTTGTAGTCAATCACGAGCTCTTTAGGGATCACAGCAAGTAGACCTGATTCACCCTCAAAACAAGTATTGCGTAAGTCTGAGCTAGTAGGAGCAGATACTAGCCAACGAGTATTAGGCTCACTAGCTGCCCAATATCCCAATGTCTCAGCACTAGTGCGTGTCTTGCCCGATCCACGCCCACCAAGCATTAACCATATATTCCAGTCGCCCGGTGGTTCCAATTGGAACTTATGGGCTTTACTGCTCCATTTAACACGCCACTCAAAGGTGATTTGCTCTCTTGGATCTAGGCTTTTAAACCTATCCCTGATTTCTGGACCTTTTAATAGCTCGACTATCGAGCTCATTGACCTTCTTGCCTAGACATAGAGTAATGCTTCAAGATCTCATCGAATATATCGAACTGACCTTCAACTCTAATTGGAGCATTTGGATCACCAGTTATTTCAGTCCTTGCTAGTTTAGGCACATGGTATTCCACCACGCTTTGGAACATGTCAAATGCTTTAGCTGGGTTGGGTGGGACAACATACTTGCCCTCTTCATCCTTTACACCATCAGCAACCCTATCAAGCCATTCAGTGAGCCTAGGAGCATTTGAGTCTACAAATAGGGCTATGGCTTGTCGTGCCTCTCCAGTAGCCTTGTTGGGCGTTCCCGGTGTCCTACCGCCTGTTTTCTTTCCTTCTGCCATGATCTTATCCTCTAAATCGGTCTACTTTAGATGCTTAATTATTAAGCAATTAAAGAAATCTGTATTCCCCAAACAACATTGGATTCTTATTCCCTGCATATCTGAGCTTGTTTTTAATGCGTTCTTGAGTTTCTAATTCAATCTTGCCTTCGCTACATTTATTTAGGAAATATTTTATTGATCGTTTCAGATCTCTTACCCTTTTTAACATTGGATCTGTTTTAAGACGATTGTTGAGTGCCTGTCCATTGCGCTTGTTTGTTGCGTGATTGCTTTTTGGCTGATTTCCTCCATCAGCAAGATTTAGCATTTGAGCTTGGCTTCTGTACTGAGCAATCATTTGAGTTTCAAGGTTTTGCCAATCTTCCGATATAGCTGATGCCAAAACGATCATTTGTGGCATAACTCCATCCTCAATGCATTTGTTAATCCATTTATAGAGTGGAGTTTTTTTGCTTTTACATACACGAATATGTTGCTTCATTCGTTCTTTTGGGTTGTTAGATTTCCCAATATACACAATCCGACCTTCTTGGTCAGCGATGCCATAAATTTTGGCAAACTTCTTATCTGTCATATCTATATCCTTTTTCACACATTCTTTTCAGTGCATATAGGATATAGTGTAATTGATAATTAGTATTCTTGTAAATCTAAGCAATTTGCTTTGGCGAGATGTTTTAGCTGTTCGGCTGTTTTTTCCCACTCATTTTGGGGAATTCTGCTTATTGTCATGCCTGTAGGATGTTTTGTTACCTTAATGAATCCTACTCCATAGAGCATAGCGTCTGTTGATGCCATGATGATAGTTTCTGCTGTATTGTTCTTTGGTTGCTCGGTCACTTTTAAGTTACTTTCTTTAAAATTGCTCTTGCGAATTTTAACTCATCATTACCGAATGACTTTATAAAAGTTTCATTCCAGACTTTGTTTATCTCTATGTCTGTTAAATCTTTAAATTGATTTTGTTTTAATACTGTTATTTCTGCGGATAGGCTTCTTAAAAGAGTAGCTGCCTCTTTTAAGTGACCTGTTTCATCGGGATTTTGTTCTAGCCATTGGGCCAATTCATTTGCATTCATTTTTTTTCCATCAGCTTATCTAAACGCTCATTTAGCTGTTTTATGTTGTTTTTTAGCTGTTCGTTCTCTGTTTCTAGGTTTTCAAATCGGTAGTAAAGCCTCTCTTGGCTTAGTTGCTTCCTATTGCTCTCTATGAGCAAAATTTTTAATTCTGTTAGTTGTTTAGCCTGATCTCTTATGAATTGGGCACATTCTTGCATCATTGGGGTCTTAAACCCATTAGATTCTAGAAACTTTGCATATCTTTCAAAGTTCATTTTTTACAGCTTTTTCAACAGCTATGGCGATTTTACGGCACACCTCCCAAGGGATGTTTACATCAACTGGGAATTGTTTTTTGATAATGGCATCTATTTCGCCAGATGTTAATATTTTAGGCCCAGATAGATAAAGCGCTTCTATACCAGATTTTGCTGGTAATTTGCTTTTATCCTCAATGTATTCATATTGAGTGCCAGACAGTTTTAATTTCTTTTTGTAACGCCATGCAACAGGACTCATAAAAAACTCCTTTAAAACACTATTTTAAAGGGTTTAAATGGTTTTTACAAATCAGATGACTATTTCTGTATGCTCATGATTTAAAGATAACTTTAAAACCTCTAACCAAAGTCTTTTTTCTTCTTGACTGTCTTTAGCGATGATGGCTTTATACATATCTAAAATAAGTTCTTTTGCGTTCATTTCTCACCCGACTTCAGATACTCTGCA